GTACATTTGGATTTACAGGCACAGTATCGGGATTAGCTGATGAAACACCTTTAGTATTAATCACTGAAACTACTGCATCAAGCGATTCGACCATAAGTTTTACATCTGGAATAGATAGCACATACAAAGAATACATGGTTTTATATAATAATATCCATCCCTCTTCTACAAGCAATCCAAAGTTTACTTTTCAATTTAATGCGTCAGGAGGTAGTGGGTTTAATGAAACTATAACTTCTACATTTTTTTATGCTTATCATGATGAGGCAGATAGTGAGTCAGGATTGTCTTACTATGGAAGTGGTGACCAAGCACAAGGAACTTCTTTTCAAAGACTTTCTTCAGGAAGTGTAGGGGCTGAAAATGACGAATGTGTTAGTGGGTTTTTAAAACTTTATAATCCTAGTTCTACAACTTTTGTAAAACATTTCATAACTCATAATGTTACTTATCAGGACAATAATAGTGTGAATGACAACTATGTGGCAGGGTATATAAACACGACATCTGCCATAGATGAAATACAATTTAAGTTTGATGATGGTAATATAGACTCAGGAACTTTTCAATTATTTGGAGTGGTATAGTGGCACTTAGTAAATTAGCAGCAAACTCTTTTGACCTAACAGATAATTATGCTTTTACAGGTACAACAACT